ATTCAAAATCTAACTTACCATTAGCAGCTTTAATTATTTTTTTTGCTTGTTTAATTGAAGGCTGTCTTCGATCATACCTCCAAGATTTGACGGTTGCTTCCGAGCATTCAAATAATTTTGCTGCTCCAGAATTTCCTATAAATTCTATATATCTTTTTAAACTAATCCTTTCCACTTCTCTCTCCTTGTATTCTGGCTCCAGCCTGTTAGCATATAAAGGTTCTAATCCTTTATCAGCTATTTGCCTAAGCCTGTATAAATAATTCACTTTCCATTGATTTTTATTGACTTCGCTCATAGTTGCTTTTTGTATAAATTTATTTTGAACTAAAAGTATACAGTCAATATTTTTATCTGTATACTATTATTTTATCTTTAGGAGAAATGATATGAGCGATATTATAAGTCGTATAAAAAGCCCGAGCGATTTGGTCGAAATGCAAGGTGCTAAACTTCTAGTTTACGGAATCTCTGGAGCTGGTAAAACAACTCTTTGTCAGACCGTACCTGGAAAGACCCTTGTTGTAAGTATGGAAGCTGGACTTCTATCTATTAAAGACGCTAAGAATGTGACTGCTATTGAAGTCAAAGAAGCAGCTGAAATAGAAGAAATTGCACAGCTACTAGAAAGCGGCAAGTTAGACTACGATACCGTTTGTTTAGACAGCGTGACAGAAATGTCAGAGATTGTTCTGGGCAACGAGTTAAAGAAAAGCAAGGATCCAAGAAAAGCGTACGGAGAGGTCATTCAGATAATGACTAAGACGATGCGTAGATTTAGGGACCTTCCTATACATGTTGTATTTATTGCTAAACAGCAAGAGGTACGAGATGAAGCTACTGGTATGTTGCATTATCAACCAATGATGGTTGGTACCAAACTGCCTACACAAATTCCTTACTTCTTTGATGAAGTATTATGTTTAAGAACATTTGATACTGAAGATGATAAGGGAAACAAGACAACCGAACGTTGGTTGCAAACAACTCTTGGCGCTAATTATATTGCTAAGGACAGGAGTGGTAAGTTAGAAGCCCTAGAGGAACCTAACCTATCACATATTATTAACAAGTTAGGATTTAAAGGAGAAGCATAATGTCTGACTTTGATGGAATTGATTTTACAAACGTAGAATCCAGGGAAGAGGAGTCATCCTCTTATATACCGAAAGGTGATTATAATTGTGTTATTAGCGAATGCACTAAACATGTATCTGCTGCTGGTAATGAAAGTATCAAACTAGAGGTTAAGGTACATAACGAGCCAAAGTATAACGGATGGATTGTTAGAAAATACTTTAGTCTTTGGTATAAGAATGATGATGCAGAGAAGCAAGAACTAATTAGAGGCTACGCGGCTTCTGATTTTAAAAGGTTGCTTGATGCTGTTGGTCTTAATACACCACCTACTAATGCAGAAGATCTACAAGGTAAAACTTTACTTTGTACATTCTCTGAAAGAGAAAGTGATAATCCTAGCTATCCAGATACACAAAATGAGATAGTTGCGTTTAGAACTCCGAAAGGAGATGGTTTTACTCCGCCAACAAGAGCGGAAGTTCCACCTAGTATGGCTGCAGCGGAGACTGGCAAGCCAGCTAAACCTTCTTTATAAAATAACAGGCTCCGCTAGGGGTCTATAGGGTATAGTATAACTCCGTAAATACCTCTCAAAACCCAACCTAGCACTATATTATGAAACCACAATCAGCAAAACAAAAAGGTCGCAAACTCCAACAATGGGTGAGAGACAAACTTATTGAACTTCTAGACATACATCCAGAGAATGTTAAATCAACATCAATGGGTGCTGGTGGCGAGGATGTTATTATGAGTAAAGAGGCAAGAGATGCCTTTCCTTATTCTATTGAATGTAAGTGCCAGGAGTCTTTAAACATCTGGAAGGCTTATGATCAAGCATCCGCTAACTGCGGAAAGCATCAACCATTAGTTATTATTAAAAGGAATAGGTCTAAGACTTTAGCTGTTGTAGAGGCTGAATATTTTATTAATCTTCATAAAGACTAATCAATCTATCTAAATACCACCTGGCTTTTTTAAGGCCAGTTAGTGCATCTTTCTTTTCATAACGCCAAATGTATTTCTGTACATTTCCCTTGCAATAACCAGCAAAAGCTTCAGGTGTCATACTAGATTCTATAGCGTCAATACATTCTATAGCGCCATCTTTATAATGGCTGGGGTTTACTGGGTCATTCATTTTCTTCTCCTAAATAATTTTTCTGCCTTTCTTTTCCAAGACCATTCTAAAAATTTACCTACTAAGTCTTCAATAAAATTTATCATCAATCTTCCAGGTCTAAAGTAACAATACTATCTGAATTATAAATACTGGTTATACCATCATATAAGTATTTGTTATAAGCATCTAAGAATACTTGCATCTTGTCCCAGGCTTTGTCCATCTGCTCATCTGTAATAACAAAGATCTTACTGGCATAAGGAGGAAACTTCTCTTGGGCAACAAAGGCAAACTCTTTAACGCTATATCCAGCTTTCTGCATACCTCTACGATACCAGGCGGCTTGCATGTCATATCCCCAATGTTTTACTGAATCAGCAAACTCTTTCGGATCACAGGACTTGGTTGTTTTATAGTCAACAACATAGATCTCACCAGTCTTGTATAAATCTTTGAAAGGTGGACATATTAAATCTGGTCTACATTTGCAAAGAATCTTATCTTCATACCAGAAGAAACTAGCCTCTGGCAACTTGCCTTCTGCTTGTAAATACATGTCAGCCTCATCGATAATATTGGCCTTCATACCTTTGATATGAGTGTCTTCTATTTCTTTGATCACACAGTCATATCGCTCTAACATATCTGCTTTGTTTTCTTTATAGGCTTTGGTATAGGGAGATCCCATCAGTACAGCTACCTCTTGGTTATAAACTCCTTCGCCTTCTACCAACATATAGTGAGCAGCAGTACCAAAGTTCATAGCATCTGTAGTCTTTTGCACTTCATTAACAGCATGTAGCTGGGAATGACCAAATTTACGCAGGGTGCTACTGCTTATTCCTACTTCAGAGTGATATACCTCGTTGGGTATGTCTGCATATATTAAGGCATCTCCTCGCTCTTCAAACGGGTATGCTTCTAGTTCTTTTATTTGTTCCATATTTTATTCTCCTTTTATAAAATTAATAATCTCGTCCCTGTCATCATCAGGGTGTAGTCCTTTCTCTCTGCCTACCTCGTTAATTTCATCATCTGTTATTTTTTCCATATCTTCTTCTCCTTTTTTTCTTCTGTTACATTTTTTAGTTTATTGATGTTGTTCTTATCTTGAACCATATTATTTTGCATGTTGAGCCAGTCAATATCTTCTTCTACTACTTTTTTATCTAGCATATAAAATATTACGGCACATACTTCACGCCACTTTCTATCAAGAAAGCTATCTAATCTTTTTAGTAATTTAATCAAAATGGAACCTCGTCATCTTTGGGTGGGAAATACGAGTGTTTATGTTCTTCCATTTCCCAACGGTGTTTAAAATTTGGTTTGGACGTTTCCTCTGTCCAGTCATCATCATACTCTATAGGTATATCTTCATACACAGATTGATGTGATAAAGGGATAGGCCAATAGCCTACTTTAGCCTGTAGATCCTGTAAGTTTTCTGTATAAGTTTTATCTGGATTATATGCAGGAATGTATCCTTCGCAATTAGCCTTCATTTTACTAAACAAAGCATTGGCATCAAAGTTCTTAGTAAGTGCTTTTAATTCAAACTTGGTCGAATCATAAGGTATAAATCTTACGCCAAATTCATCGTCATAAGATCTAAATGCGTAGAACCTTATCTTATTACTCATTGTCTACGACTGACTCACTTGCAAATCTATAGGCACTTTCAAACATACTAGGGTGGTGGGCATATATATACTCAACAAAAGCCTGGAGTCTCCTCATAGCCACAAGATCATTATTAAAGTTCGTAGATCCCTTTGGCTTAAAGGCTGACTTGGCAAGAGCCTGGTTGTTGCGCATGGTCATATCTAGGACAAGGGCCATACTATTATCT